ACCGCCGCCGCGAGCGGGATCAGCGATTCCAGCGGGGCGCCGGCGGGGGCGGCAACCCGCCCCAGCGTGTCCAGCGGCTGGTCGAGCGCGTGGCCGAGACCGGCGAGCGCTTCGAGCGGCGCCCCGGCGGGCCCCGTGAGCGTCGCCAGCGCCTCCACCGGCTCGGCGCCGGTGCGGGTGATGCCGGCGAGCGCCTCGAGCGGCAGCAGCCCGGTGAGCGCAACGGTGGCGAGCGCCTCGACGACCGTCGCGCGCGCCGAGGCCGCCCGGCCGATCGCCTCCCACGGGACGCCGGTGGAGGCCGCGAGCACGGATAGCGCCTCCAGCGGAGAGACCAGCACGCTGGAGGCGGCCGCGTTGCTTTCAGAGACGCTACTGGCGACGGCAGAGAGCCGAAGGAGCGTTTCCCAGGGTTGCGCTGCGCTGGCACTCTGCCCGGCTGGCGACTCCCAGGGGATCTGGCCCGCGGCGGCGAGCCGGGCGAGCGTCTCCAGGGTGAGCTCGGCGGTGGCCGCGACGGCGATCGCTGGGGGCGGCGCGTCGTTGTAGCCGAGCACGATGTTGCCGAGCATCGACTTGCGCATACCGAGCCGGGCGGTGAAGCCGAGCAGATCACGCGTCGCATCCAGGGGGAGGACGGCGGTCACGCTGACGCCGCCGAGCGCCTCGATGCCGGTCTGGCCGGTGGTGGCCGGGGCGGCGAGCGCCTCGAGCCCCATATCGCGCGGCATTGACAGTCGGGTGTTCGCCTCGTACGGGCCGGCGTCTGTCTGGCTCAGTCCCGCGAGCGCCTCGAAAGAGGCGGTGGCGGTGTTCGAGACGGGTGTGGTGGCGGTGTAGGTGACGATCACCTGCACCGCGCTCACGCGCAGCTTGGTGGTCGTGTCCGCGCACCCCTGCTGCGTGTAGTTCTGGATGATGCGGATGCGGGCGCCGTCCCAGTCGGCCTTGGTTTGTGAGCCGGCCGACTTGGACAGCGTCACCGTCGACTCCGCGTACGTGGTGCCGACGTTGCTTGTGACCGTGGCCACGTCGGCCAGCGCTGTCGTCTCGTCCGATTTCTCGATCGCGACTTGGCAACCGATCGTGTCGGCGGTTCCTGAAACTCCCGCGGATTCCTTGCGGTAGGCGATCTTCACCTGGATCTGGGTGATGTTGTTGGGGTCGAAGTCGGCCGGGGTGTCGGTCAGTTGCAGGCGGGCGCTGGAGCTCGAGTTGTTCGGGCCGGCGATGAAGCTGGTGTCGCTGTCGTGTGCGCCGCCGCCGGCGTAGTCGTCGACCGAGTCGAAGATGGGGGCGGAGCCGTCGGAGGTCCAGCCGGTGACGGTCCCGTCGCCGTTGGGGTCGAGGTTCGCGACCGCCACGGCTACGGCCCCGGCGGCGTGCTCTCGATCGCCTGCAACCAGACGCGCTCGTACAGCTGGTCGGGGACGAGCTGCCCGAACTTCAGCCTGCCCTGCTGGGCGTAGCGTTGCGCGAGCTCGACGAGCTCTGCGGTGGGCAGGTTGAGCGAGCAGGGATCCTGGAGCTCGTCCCAGTAGATCGCGTCCGCTCCGCACTCGACCCGGCGGCTGCCGTCCGGCCGGTACCAGACTGCGATCAGGGCGCCGCGTGCGGGGGCTTCCGCCCAGCGGTGCCGCTCGCTGTCGGCGTTGCTGCCGTCGGCGTAGAAGATGCGCCAGCGCACGCGGTCACCGCGAGACGATGATCACGCGGCCGGGTCCGCCGGCGCCGCCGCTTCCCGGGGGCTGGTTGTGGGCGCTGCCGCCGCCGCCGCCGCCGGAGCCCCAGGCGCCGGCGCCACCGTGGCCGCCCAGCCGCTGGCTGCCTCCCTGGGGGGCGGAGCCGCCGCCGCCGCCGGGGCCTGCGATGATGCCGGACAGGTCGAGTAGCTGCCCGGGCGCGAACCAGGCCTCGAAGCCGCTCAGGCCGCTCATGGCGCGCGTGTTGTCGGGCACCTGGGTGTTGGGGGCGCCGTTTTGGGCGTCGCCGGCTGTGTAGCTGCCGGGTACGCCGCCGCCGCCGCCGCCGTAACCGTTGCCGTTGTTGTGGTGGCCGCCGCCGCCGCCGCCGCCGCAGCCTCCTTCGAGCGAGCTTCCGCCCGGGTTGCCCGGGCTGAAGCCGGCGCCGGAGCTGCCGCCGGCGGCGCCGCCACGTACCGAGCAGGTGCCCGTGGTGGCGGAGGTGGCGCCCTGGATGTCGACCGGGTTCGCGGAAGAGGGTGTGCCGGCGGTGGTGCCCGTGGCGCTGTTGGGGCCGGCTGCGCCGGCACCGGGGGTGGCAGGCGTGGGGGAGTCGTTGCCGCCGTTGCCGCCGCCGCCGCCGCCGGCGATGATCAGCTGCCCCGATCGGAGCGGCCCGACCGTGCTCTTGCCACCGTTCGAGCCAGCCTGCGGGCCGGTGCCGCCGGCGCCGCCGGCGCCACCCTGGCCCGGGCTGACATAGAGGACGTCTGGTAGCTGGGAGGCGAGGAAGGTGAGCTTGACGAGCGCTCCGCCGCCGCCGCCGCCGCCGCCGCTGGACGTGAGTGAGCTCTGCTTGCCGCCGCCGCCGCCGCCGCCGGCGCCCAGCACCCAGATTTCGATGATCGTCGCCCAGGAGGGCTTGTACCAGGGTTGCCCGGGCGGCCCGCCGCGGAAGTCCTGCACGTCGATGCGGTCCTGGACGAGCTTGAGCAGGCTGGCGGCGGTGAGCACGTGCGCGATCACTGTGCCCGCCGTGTGCGCGGCCGCCGCGGTGCCCTCGACGCCGCGGATCACGTTGCTGAGCACGTCGCCGACGCGGGCGCCGACGAACATGATCTCGCTGTCCACGATCACCCGAAAGTTGGCGGCCGGGAACCCCTTGCCGTCCCCCTCCCCGCTGGCGAGCGTAACGACGGTGTCGGTGGGGCCGACGCCAGCGGCGAGCATGCTGGTCGGGTTGTTCGCGAACCGCTCGACGCCCGGCTGGACGCCCGCCTCGAGCGCGGCGGCGCCCTGCTCGACGTGGATGCCGGGCCCGACCGGCCCCTGGCCTGGCTTGGGGTAGAAGCTGGGTAGCGGCACTGGGCCGCCCCTAGTTCAGCGACTCGAGGATCCGCAGGTGGTTCGTCAGCTGCGTGGTGGCGGTCAAAACGGAAAACTGGGCGGTGAGCGAGAGCGCCTTGGAGCTGGTGGTGTCGAGCGAGCTGGTGACCGCGGGTGCCGACTGGGGGAGCATGTAGGGGTGGATGTTGGCGGCCGACTCGACCGGCAGGTCGCCGAGGATGACGAAGCCCATCGAGAACGCGGTGCCGGCGGATCCGATCGTGCGCCAGACGGTGAGGATCTCGATCCGGCCGGAAAAGTTGGAGCGGGCGACCGTGTCGAGCGCGATCGCCGGGCCGGTCAACATCGCCGTCCCGGCGACCCCGCCCCAACGTTGCCTGAACGTGAGCGTGCCGGGCGTGGTGGCGACGTTGCTCACGTCGAAATAGGCGGTGTGGCGGAACGCCGCCCCGGGGCGCAGGCGCGGATCGTTGCCGGCGAAGGTGTAGTCGGGGCAGATGATCGTCTCGGTGGTGGTGTTGAGGATCTGGGCGCCGTCGGCGATGTCGCAGGCGAGCACCTCCGGGAATGTCTGCAGCGACATGCGCGGGCCGTTGCCGTCGAGCTCACGGGCGATCGCGAGCATCGCCTGCACCTCGGCGGGGGCGCGCCGCAGATCCGGGCTGCCGGCGATCAGCGAGTCGATGAAGCTGGCTCTCCGGTGGCGGGCGCGCACACGCGCCGTGAAGTCGAAGCCGATCATGTCGTCTGCCCTGCCAGCTCGCTGGTGTACGTGGTGCTGTGCGCGGCGTCGGCGGCAGGCAGGGTGAGGTTGAGCCAGACGCCGATCGCCGAGCCGGCGGAGAGGTTCTGCGCGTTCGGCACGTTCTTGTCCGCGTTGGAGAAGGTGAGGCCGGGGGAGGTGACGCGGTTGGCGACAGAGCCGCTGTCGTCCAGGGAGGCGGCGAGCGCGTGCGTGATCCGGTTGTCCGGGTCGGCGTTCTCCTTGACGACGGCGGAGGTGAGCGCGAGCGTGGCCGTGTTCTTCCAGAAGAACTTGCAGTAGTAGTCCTTCTGCACGGAGGGGTCGGAGGCGAGCTGCCGGAAGATGGCCATGAAGCCGCGCTCGCCGGCGGGGATGATGCGGAGCGTCGAGGGGCCGGTCTGTCTGCGCACGGTGACGTTGCCGGTGCAGGTGGCGGACAGCTCGGCTTTGAGCAGCCGCTCGTAGTTGTTCGTGGTCGCGACCGCGGTGGTGCCGTTGAGGGAGAGCGTCTCGGAGACGATCGACCCGTCCGCTTTGCGGCCTGTCAAGGTGATCGTCTGGGTCGTGTCACCGGCTGCGGAGGAGACGGCCTCGATCTTGTCGGTGGCGGCGATCTGGGTGAAGTCGATGCGGCGCAGCGTGTCGATCGCGCCGCCGGAGGTGGAGGAGTCGTCGGCGGGCATGTTCGCCGACGCGTAGGCGACCAGGTCGGCGGCGGTGATGCTCACGCGGGCTCCTCGGTCTCAGGCAGGGCGCTGATCCCTTCCCGTGCGATCAGGTCGAGGATGTGCTGCTCCTGGTTGCCCTGCTGCCAGCGGCCGTCCGCCTGGGCGCGGGCGTACTCGCGCTCTCCCTCCTCCTGCGACTGCACGTGGCTTAGGTCGAGGCCGGTGTGGACGGTGATCGCGCCGGCCGCGTGCGCGTGCGCCGCGAGACGCACCAACTTCCGGCTCGGCCTCGCGATCTCGACGTCGCCCATGTACGGGCCGAACTCATCCGCTGACCACTCACTCACGTTGACCGAAAACGCCAGCATCCCTCGCGCCTATCGGGAGCCGGCCCCGACGAGCCCGCTACTCATCCGCGGCCGTCTTCCTCGGCCGAGCTCGCCTCTCTCCTGGCGCAGCGGTGGCCGCTTCCACGTCGAAGTCGGCGTGCGCGTCCGCCGGCTCGAACATCTGCTCGCGCCCGGCCAGTAACGGATGGCCGGCGCGCACGCGCGTGACTCCCTTGCGCACGACGACCGGGACGCCGTCGATCTCGGCTGCGAACGACTCCTTGGCGATGTAGACGCTCATGTCTCTCTCCTCTGCGTCGTTCCGGGGCGCCCCCGCTAGGGAGGCACCCCGGAACCCTTGCGGCTCAGGTCACCTTCAGCACGCGGAACGCGTTGCTCACGAGGATCGCGGCCGAGTTGCGCCAGAAGGCGTAGAAGCCGCGCTGGCCCGTGGGGCGCCTGTTGGCGCCGAACAGGTGCGGGATCAGCTCGACGCTCATGCCGACCCGGTCGACGATCAGGTAGTTGCGGAAGTCGCCGTAGAGCAGGATCAGCTTGCCGGTGGCGACCGTGTTGTCCATCTCGGAGGCCTCGTAGGCGGGCTTGCCGAGCAGCGTGGCGGGACGGCCGTCGGCGAGCTGCACCCACAGGTCGGCGCCGCCCGACGTGTCGAACTGGCGCACCTTGTCGTAGATCGAGTCCTCGGCGACGAACGCGGCGCGGCTGCGGAAGCGGGCCGGCAGGGCGCCCTTCAGCTTGTACAGGTCGCCGACCGCGAACGTGGCGGCGACCGCGGTGGTCACCTGGGAGCCGGCGGGCAGGCCGGCGACGACGCCCTCCGGGTTGGGCGCGACGCCGTTGCCGGAGATGAACGAGGTCGCCTCCTCGACGTCCTTGCCGTCCTGGAGCATCATCGTGATCTCCGCCTGCAGCGCGCCCCAGTCCATCCCGATCTCGTAGGAGAAGGGGATGAACGCGTGGACGCGGGTCGGCTTCACGCTCGGCTGCGCGAGCGTGGGCGCGTTGTCGCCCGCCTCCGCCGCCTCGGCGGCGCGGCTGACGGTGACCCCGTCGGAGGTGACGCCCTTCCACTCGTCGTTGACGATCGTCTCCACCCGGGCGATCGCCCGGATCGGGTTGGTCGCCCCGTCCGAGGAGAGGATCACGGTCGGGTCGAGCGTGAACGGCACCGCGTAGCCGCCGTCCGGGTCGGAGCCGACCGAAAGCGCGCGGGCCTCCTCGCTCGTGAGCGGCCGCATCGCCAGCGCCTTCGACCAGGCGCGCAGGTACAGCGGCGAGCCGGTGGTGAGGATCCTGCGGGCGAGGATGCCCTGCTCGGCGTCGACCGTCTCGAGCAGCCGGGCGACGTTGGTCTGTGCCCGCTCCCGGTCCCGGGCGCCGGGGAACTGCGCCTGCTCGACCGCGGCGAGCGCCCGGTCGCGCAGCTGCCTCGCCGACGTCTCCGGGTTCATCAGGTCGACGCGCAGGTCGGAGAGGTCGTACACGTCGCGGGTGCGGCGGCCCTGCAGGTCCGCCTCCCGCTCCCACTCGGGGACGCCGGCCTCGCGGCTTGCGGGGCGGGCGGCCAGCTGCCGTGCGTGCTCCTCGCGGGCGCGCAGCTCGCGCACGCGCCGGCTGATCTCGTTGTCGACGTCGGTGAGCTCCGTGTACTCGCCGCGCGCCTCGTCCGGGAACGGCAGGCCGGCGTACTCGGTGTTGAGCTCGGTCAGGCGCGCCCGGATCTCCGTCTGGTAGGCCTCGAGCGCATCGACCGAGCGGAGCTCGTCTAGGTTCTGACGGTCCATCTGTCTGGGTCTCCTTCTCGTAGTGATCGTTCGAGCTGGGACACGAAGTCGTCGCTCGAGATGGCTCGAGTGGTGGCCCCGGAGGGCTCCGGCTCGCGGCCGTTCCGGGTGTCCCCCGCGGACGGGGCCGGCGCGGAACGGTTGTCGAACGCGTCCAGGTGCCGTTGCAGGTGGCGGCGCACGCCTTCCCGGTCGGCCTCGGGGATGTCCGCCTGGGGCAGGCGGCTGAGCGCGTTGCGGACGCCGTTGACGTTGGCGGGACCGGGCTCCCCGCCGGTGACGCGGTGGTGCGGGAACTTCCAGTCCGCCTTCGCGTCTGGATAGCCGTCCCCGTCGGGGTCGTCCCCGTTTTCGTCGTACCAGGCGTACATGCCGAACCCGCGGCTCTTGGTGACCGGCGAGTTCAGCTTCGCCTCCTCCGCCGGCCCGTCCCATGGTTCGTCGACGACGTCGCTGTTGTGCGGCGGCACGGCGGCGGTGTAGACGCCGTTCGAGCGGTCACCAGCGCCGGCGAGTTGCGCGCCGAGCCGGGCGATCGTGCCCTCGAGCGTGTCGATCTCGTCGGCCATGCCGAGGCTGACAGCGGTCTTGGCCATCACCATGCGGCCCTCGCCGAACTGGGAGCGGACGGTGTCCTCGCTGACGCCGCGGCCGGCGGCCACGGCGGCGACGAACATGTCGTAGTAGCCGTCGATCTTCTCCTGCAGCGCCTGGCGGGCCTCGTCGGTGAGCGGGCGGAAGGGGGAGAGCTCGGCCTTGTACTTGCCGGCGGTGACCTCGGTCGTCTTGATCCCCTTGAGCGCGTTCGCGCCCGTGAGGTCCTCGTGCGCGGAGATGACGCCGATCGAGCCCACCTCGCCGGAGGGGGTGACGACGATCCGGTCGGCCTGGGAGGCGAGCCAGTAGGCGCCGGAGGCGGCCCAGGTGTTGGCGACGGCGACGATCGGCTTGGCACCGCGGGCGGCGCGGATCTCGTCGGCGAGCTCGGGGATCAGGTCGACGGCCCCGCCGGGCGAGTCGATGTCGAGGACGATCGCCTGCACGTTCTCGTCGGCGAGCGCGGCGCGGAAGCGGGCGCGCGTGTCCTCCACCGAGGAGAGCCCGGACACGCGCGTGAACATGCTCGCGCGCGGCACGATCGGCCCGTACAGCGGGATCACCGCGATCGGGCCGGCAGCCTCGTCCGCTGCGTCGTCGCCGGCGGCGCGGGTGCCGATCCTCGCCTCGATCTCCTCGGGGGTGAGCTCCCGGCCGCCGGCGCGCTCGGCGAGGATCGACTTGATCGTTTGCAGCGCGCCGGTCTCGATCGCCCACGCGGACTCGGACACGAAGCGGGCGGAGCGCTCGAACAGGCGGGGGCGCGCGCCAGCGCTGGGGGCGCGCGGCAGCTGCACGGTCTGGATCTCGCTTGGCACGATGATGCCGACGCGCTGCTCGAGGTCTGGCTCGCCCAGCTGGCGGCGGAGGAAGTCGTCGGTGAGGGAGCGCACCGCGGCGGTCGCACCCGAGTAGGCGGGGAAGGTGACGGGCCCGAACTCGGGGACGCGCAGCTCGAGCAGGGTGCGTTCGGGCAGGCCGCTCGGGTTGTGCTCGGTGCGGCGCGGCCGCTGCACGTAGTCCTCGCGCAGCACGCTGAACCGGAACGACGCGCCGTACAGGCCCTCGCGCAGCCCGGGCAGCAGCTCCTGGTTGTAGCCGGTGTCGAGCAGCTGCACCTCGTAGAGGGCGCCCTCGTCGTCCTCCTCCAGGCGCGTGATCGGACCGAGGATCTTGTTGCCGATACTCGGGTCGCGCCCGTGCTCGAACAGGCAGCGCATCTGCTCGCGCTGCTCCGCGAAGGTCTTCGCGAAGGCGCCCGGGGCGATCCGCTCGAGGAAGTGCCCCTCGTACAGGGAGTCGATCTCCGTCCACTGGTTGAAGCGGGCGAAGTGCCCGAACAGGGTCGGCATCCCGCCGTCGGGTGCGCTTCGCAGATCGCAGCCCGTGTCGGGCGCGATCGCGCGGATCAGGTTCTCGCGAGGCGGACGGGTCGCGGACACGTACGCCCGCGCCTATCGGCGTTAGCCGCTCGCGGCGGGCGCCTTGGCGGCGCCGTTCGCGGTCTGGCCGTCGCCGGGTTTCTGCATCTGCACGGAGAGCAGCCCGGTGTGCTCGAGGCGGCGCAGGTCGCCGGCGGCGACCGCTTCCACGGCCGCGTCCGGGTGGAACCCGGCCTCGACGAGGCCCTTGATCGCGCGGGATTGCACCTCGAGGATGTCGGCGGCGTCCTTCTGGTCCTCCTGCAGGAAGGGGATGTCGCGGTCGTCGTACCAGAGCTCGGAGCTGGCGGGCACGGTGATGATGCGGGCGAGCGAGCCGGCGGCGTTGCGCCACAGGGGTCGCATGGTGCCGTCGGCGAAGCGGCGGCGTGCCTGCCCGTAGTTGGAGTAGGTGGCCGCCTCCAGGCCCTCGGAGAAGCCTGCGATCACGGGCGGGACGCCGGCGGCGGCCGCGATGCGTGTCTCGCCGGCGCCCTGCACGGTCTTGAAGTCGGCCTGCTTGAGGTCTGAGCCGAGCAGCTTGGCGTCGGCGCCGCCGCCCAGGAAGATGACCTTGTACGCGTCGACCAGGTCGGCGTGCTCCTCCTTGAACAGGCGCACGAACTCCTTGAACTTGTCGCCGCTGACCGCCTTGTCGACGGTGACGGCGTAGTTGCCGGTGGCGCCCTTCTCGAAGTAGCGGAGCTTGTGCTGGCTGGCGGCCTGGTCGCCCATCACCTCGCGGATCACTGGGGTGAGCCAGGACATGCCGCGGAAACGGGCGAGCGGGTCGGGGATGGGGGCGAAGTGGCAGACGGTCTCGGGCAGCAGGATCTCCGGCTCGTCGCCGTGGGCGGGGCCGCCCGGCCAGTAGCCGTAGGCGACCACGTCGGCGTCGATCGCGCAGCCGGGATCGTCCGGGTGCGAGCGGGAGCCGAGGACGATGCTCACCCAGTCGGGGCGCAGCCGGCGCAGGCCGCCGGCGCGCAGGGTGCCGTAGAAGTTGCCGGCCAGGTCTGCGTCCTGGATCATGCGGCTGAGCAGGTCGCCGGTGGTGCCCCCGGGCCAGGGACGCTCGAGCGGGGCCAGCGCCGCGGTGCCGAACAGGTCGCCGGGCCTGCCGTTGCGCAGCTCCCGGAACTGGAAGCGCGCCTCCGCGAACAGCAGCATGCGCACGAGCATGCAGGCGAACACGATCCCGTTCGACCGGTAGGCGGCCTGCACGTACCCCTGGAAGGTGTGCGAGGGCTCCTCGACCGGCTCGCCGCCCATGCTCAGCTGCAAGAGCGGGTACTGGTTGCCGGCGAAGGCGAAGTAGTTCACCCAGTCCTGGAAGGAAAGGTCGGTCTGGGAGCGCCGGCCGAGGCGGCGGCGGAGCGTCGTGCGGAGACCCACGGCTTCGCTTATCGCGTGGCGAACGCGATCAGCGGGTCCGCCCGCTCGTCGGAGGTGAGCAGCGCCCAGAGCGCGAGCGTGCAGGCGACCAGCGGGGAGATGTCCACGGTCGAGTTCTTGCGCGACCAGGCCCAGAGCGCGTCGCCGAGCGGCCGCTTGGCGGCCGCGGCGAGCGCCGCCGCCAGCTCCGGGGTGCCCAGATGCCTGAGCGTGGCCTGCTCGACCGCGTCGTAGAGCAGCCCGCAGCCATGCGCGTGATCGCCCGCGTCCAGCACCATCAGCTCGAGCCCCGCCTGCTCGACCTCGGCGATCAGGGAGGCGGCGGGCCCGGAGCCGTCGCAGACGAGCGCGAGCGGCTGGTGCCGGTCGACCAGCTCGCACAGCCGGCCGGTCATCCAGCCGGTGCCGCGCCGGCGCTCGACCAGCTCGATGTGAGCGCGCCCGTCCTTGCGGCGGCCGGCGGCGCCGATCGAGGCCCAGCTGCGCTCCGGGTTCACGTCGAAGGCGAGGCAGACCGGGTCGAGCATCTTCGAGCGCGTGTCGATCAGCTGCGCCCACCGGCCCAGGTCGATCACCGTGTGCGGCTTGCCGTCGACGTTCGGCCAGTCGCCCACCCCGAGCCGCTCGACCGCAAACGTGCGCCGCTCCATCGAGCGCAGCTCGTTGGCGACATGCTCGGCGGTGATCCTGATGCCCAGGCCGGGATTCGCGGCCGCCCAGGCGTGCGGGTCGGCCGCGGTGCGCTCGTCGACCTTCTCCGGCTCGGCGGCGGCGAGCGACCACTCGAAGTAGGCGAGCGATGGGTCGTCGCCGGCGAGGCCCCGCTGCCTCACCCGGGCGAGCACGACCCCGTGCTCATGCACGAATCGGTCGACGGCGGAGCCCGTGTACCACACCTGCGAGTTCGGGCGGGCCGCCAAGGTGGGGAGCAGCGCCCCGTGCGCGGCCTCGGGGAGGATCATCGCCTCGTCCAGGATCAGGCAGTCGCCGGAGAAGCCGCGGCCGCCGCCCTTGGTGCGCGTGCGGAAGCGGATCCGCTGCCCGCCCTTCAGCTCGATCCCCTCCTCCCCGTGCGAGCGGGACACGCGGCGCACCCGCCGCTCCAGATCCGGGCTGTTCTCGATCAGGAAGAGCAGTCGCCGGAACGCCTCCAGGGAGGTGTCGAACTGGTGTGCCGAGTGGATCAGCAGCCGCTCCCCGAGCAGGTACAGCCCGGCGAGCTCGCGCGCCTCCAGGATCCCGCCCTTGCCGTTCTGCCTGGACACGACCACGCCGACCTCGAACGCCGCCCACTTCCCGTCAGAGCGCTCCCCGAGCGCACGCTCGAGCACGAACGCCTGCCACTCGTCGAGCTCCAAGCCGGCGAGCGCAGCCAGCTCGACTGCCTCCTGCCCCGCCGACGACACGTACGGCGGCACCGAGCAGACCCGCGGCGTCTGCAGCCCCAGGTTGGGCGTGGCCATCAACCGTCCCGTGCGAGCCGGCGCTGACGGCGGGACGCGAGCTCGTCGACCGCGTCCTCCTCCTGCTCGGGCGGCTGCAGCTCGCGCAGCCTGGTCATCACCTCGGTCAGCGCGCGCGCGCACATCGACTTCGCCGTCGCCGACGTGCCGGTGTCATCCAGCTCGCCGGCGAGCGCCAGCGCCGTCGCCGCGAGCGCCGACTCGGCCAGCGGCGCACCGAGCCGCTCCAGATCCCGGCGGACAGCTGCCACAACCCCTGACCGCCGAGCGCGCGCCTTCGCCCGCGGCGCCGGCGGGGCAGGCTTCTTCGCCGGCTTCGCCTTCGCCGGCTTCGCCCCCGGCGCGGGCCTCGGCTTCGTCGACGCTGGCGAGCGCGCGTCCTTGTCGCGCCGGCTCATGTTGTCACCAGTGGCGTGAGCTGCGCGGCCGCAACCTGGCCTTCAACGCGGCGGGGAGAGAAATGCCGACTCGGGGCGGATTGTCAGGCAGCCCTTCAGTCTCGAGGACACCCCTCCCCCCCTGTCTCGGTGGGCGGCCTCCGTCGCGTCGCCCGTGGCAACGGCGGCAGAGCACGACCGTGTCCTCGAGCTTGGCGCGCGAGTGGTCGCCGCCGCCCAGCAGGTCGACCGTCAGCTTCGATCCTGGATCCTCGGTGTTCTCGGCGCGACCGCAGCTGGCGCACACGCCGGCGGCTTGCTCGCGCGCAAGCTCGCTCAGCCGGCGCCAATGCCGGGTCGTGCGGCCGAGCTCGCGGTTGTTGCGCGTGCGGCGCCGCCGCTCGCTCAGGCGCCGCAACTCGGCGGCCCTCATCGCTGGCCCTCGACGATCTCGCGCTTGCAGTCAGCGCAGGCGAGCACGTAGCGCATCTCGCGGGAGCGGTGGCCGGCGACGTACCACCGGCAGCCGCCGCGGACGAGGCAGCGCAGACGCGCGACAGGGCGCTGGCGGCGGGTCATGTGCTGGGGCTGTCGAGGACGGCGAGGATCGTGTCGGGGTTCGTGCCCCACGTCTGGAACTGATCCCGGCAGGTCTCGACGATCTCGGCGGCGGAGAGCTTCGCCGCCTGCAGCGCGCCAAGGATGCCGGCGTAGCGGCCATTCGTGAGTGTCAGCGCGGTGGCGCAGACGCCCCAGGTCGCGCGCGGGTAGTTCTTCACGCCGACGCTGTTGTAGTTCGTGGCGCCAGGCAGATCGAAGGTGGTATTCAGCGGGTTCCAACGGGCATCGCCGCCTTCAGCCCGTTGCCATGCCTCGAGCAGCCGCAGGTTCTCCGGCGTCACACGCGCCCC